GTGTTGTCATTAGTTAGTGGAATGCCCCATGCATTTAATTCTGCATAAGGGGCATTCTCAGGTGCGCATACAATAACATTTTTGCTGTTACGAACAACGCTAACTTTTGAAGCCAACTCGCCACTGATTTGCCATTTAACAATATTAACTATTGGAGTAGCTGCATTTCTTGCTTGACTTGTTGCAGTTAAGTTGGCAATAGTAATAGTGCCAGACTCTGCTGCAGAAGATGCGAAGTGAATCACACTTTCTTGATTTGTATTCTTAAGGGTGGTAAAAACCATTGGCATTTTATTGTTCCTCTATTTTTGTAAGTACATAAAAGAAGTTCTCTTTTGACTCTCTCATATACTCAATAATCTCTATTTGATTCTGTAATAGATTATTTAGTCGCTCTTGGGTGCTCTCGCTAATTGCTACAATACTATCATCTTTAAGAACATAGTGTAGTTTATTTTCAACTAAACGATCCAGCTTGTTTATAGAGCGAATTTTTTGTACAACTGGATCTACTGAAAACATGTGGGAAGAAGCAAGTTCTTTATATGATTCTACTAATGTATCGGTTACTTTAACTTCATGGTATTCATTAATAATATTAGCGATTGTCGTATCAGAAAGTTCTTCGTATAGTTCTTTGGATGCTTGTTCTTCTAATTTTTTAGAATTGTAATCGTATTTAATTTGCGATCTTGCTTCTTCTAAACTCTCAAATGATGTTTCTTTGCCATCTACTAAAATCTTATCTTTAGCCTTTTCGATTAGATGGCCATAGGATCTGACTCTAACATCAGATTTAAAAAGAGATTTAGTAAACTGTCCGTAGTACATTATTCTGGTTTTGTATCAGTTGAAATTTCAACAACAACCTGATCAGAAACAACTGGTGTTTCTACTTTTGTTTCGGTTTGTTTCTCAGTAAATACATTTGATGTAAAACCAAGATCCATTGCCTTCATTGATTGTTGCACTAAATCAGTCATTATTCGGTTTCTACTGGTTCAGCTGCAGGAATTTCTTCTGCAGTTACTGTGGCAAACATGCTTGCAGCAGTTGCTTGACGGAGTGCATCAATTTTCGCACCTAGTTTTTCAGCCATTGCATCAGCAAATGATTGTTCTGTTGCCATTGCATCACCTTGCTTGATAGCGTCTACTAATTTAATCACGGAATCACTCATTTCATTCTCCTATTAATTTGGCCAAGTACCAGTTTTTAACTTAGTAACTTTGCTCTTCTGTTGTGTATCTTGTTCATCATCTTGACTAGCATCTTGTGCTTGTTCATCTTGTTCACCATCGTCAGCAGGTTGCTGTTCTTGCGCACCTTGTTGCTGAGTCATTGCAGTTTGTTGCTGTTGCTGTGCATCCATCATTGGTTGCTGTTGGGCTAACTGTAACTGCCCTTGCATTTCAGCATTCTGTACCATTTCTTGTTGCTCAGATTTAATCTGTTTGTTGATATCTTTAATAACATCCTTATCCATTCTAAGGATGTTTTGTTTAGCCCACTCCAATGAATAGTATTTACCAACATATGGATCAACAAGCTGTAACAAACCAATACGAGATTGCATAATTTCAGTATCACGCAACTCAGCATAGTGATTATCTTCAATGAAGTCGTACTTAATATCAGCACGAAGGTCTTCCCACTCATCTGGACGAATAATACCTTTAGCGATTAACTGAACACGCAGCGCATGGCTAAACAACATTGAGAACTTCTTACGAAGTCTGATAATAAACTTATTAAACTTAATCTCATCACGAGTAATTTCTTGTGAACGACCAATTGAGAAACCTTGCGATGCTTGCAAGCGACTCACTGGAACATTCAATGCATGGTAAAGTTTATTCTGGAAGTATTCAATATCTTGAATCTCACCAAGATTTTGACCACCTGGAAGTGTAGTAATCTCAGTACCTTTACCACCTTCACGACGAGGCATCCAAAAGTCTTCCATCATTGATAGATGACGACGATCGTCACGAGTTTCACCAGTAGTTGCATCATAAACAATCTTGTTACGGAACTTGTTCATGATATCAGAAACATACTGTTCTGCTTTTAGTTTTGGTAAATTACCAACATCAATGTAGAAAATGCGACGCTCTGGTGCACGACTAATACGGTAGATGACTAAAGAGTCTTCAATCATCTTAAGTTGGTTTACTGGCTTGATTGCTTTATGTAGGTAAGACATTGCCATACCAGTATTTGCATCGTTAAAACCAGATGGAACATAAACAACTGAATCAAGTGCTAATTTAACACCATGAGTTGTTTGCTCCGTAATTCCTTTGTCGTTGTATAGGTAATATTCTTCAATTTCCTTAACAACTTCAACACCCTGTGGTGTTCTTTCTTTTTTAATATTCTTAATACGACGAATTTTACGAGGATCAATGTAGCGTAATTCTACAATACCATCTTTAATTCTATTTTCGTCAATAAGAACTTGATAATACAATCTTCCATCAATATACCATGAACGGAAGATTTCGTGTGCTCGTTCATCGAACTTTAGCACTCTACAAATATTATCAAACTCTTCTTTGATCTTCTTTTTAATAGAGTCTGAAACACTAACCTCATCCAATACAATCTCAACAGAACGACGCATTTCGTCTGCCACGATTGCTTCATTGATAATATCTTCAATTGCACCATCACAGTCACTATACTGAGCAACTTCACGATAACGACGAATCAAGTCATTTTCATTCTTGATGACACCTTCAAGATCCATAACCATGCCGTAGTATCCACCAGCATTTACGCCAGTGTTTACTACGGTGGCACCAGTTTCTTGTGCTGAAGGAGGCACTACGCTTGGTAGTGTCTCATCCTGCTTGCGCTTTATCTCAAATCCAAAAATCTGCATTATGTAATAACCTTAGTTAATATTAAAGTGGGAAGCTACCGATTGGAGTGTCAACAGAAACATTAACACCAAATCCAGCTGCTGCACCAGTATTCGAAGTGAAGAAGTTGTAAGTAAACTCTACATCGAACTGTTCAATTGCATTTTGTTGTTCGTAATCTAAACCAATTGCAGAAATTGCAGTTGGGAAAGCATCGATGAACTTATAAGTCTTGATTGTTGCTCCGTTACGATCTAACTGGTGAACAGCTAGGTCAACTTGGTAATCACGAGGATTAACACGACCAAGAGTAGTGTCATAGTTCTGGATACCAGACTGCCACTGCTCAAGAGCGTTACGGATGTTGAAAGTTGTGTCGTTATAAACTGTTACAGTCCATGGTTGGAATGTACGCTCTCCTGCAAAGTTCACTGGACGACCACGATAAAGAACAGGAATGTTCTCGATTGTAGATGCTGGTAACTGAGCAGCTTTACACAAAAACTGTGCACGCTGTCCTGCTACCACACCAAGTGAAACATATGACGGAAAAGTCATTTCGACACGGAATTGATTAGGGCGAGCACCGCCACCAATCATTTGTGCTTTAAAATCAGCAATATTTGCCATTTTTTATCTCCTTGTTCTATTATTTATCCGTGCTTAAGCGAGTTCAGTAAAGTTAATACTTGAACGAGCAGCAACGAAGTTAAGAGTGATAAAGTTGATAGAACGATTTGGTTTAACAAAGATATCGGCAACGAACTCGTTACGATCAATAACTTCACCAGTGTTGTTAGATTCATCGCACTTAACTACGAATTCTGTAACACCACGACGACCTTGGACATCTCTTAAGAATGGTTCTACCAATGCACGGAATTGTGCACGAGTAAAGCTGTCATTAAATTCGAACAATTGGAATTTAGCAGCTGTTGCAATTGCTTTCTCCATAACGATGAATAGACGACGCACATTAATGCGATCGAATGCGCTTGGTGAAGACAATAAAGTTTTGTCGCCAAATAGAACAGTACCTTCTCCTGGGAAAGTTACAACTGGGTTAACACCCTTTTTGTAAAGAATATCACGGAGTGCTTTATTTGGGTTGAATGCTAGTTTAACAACATTCTTGATCTGACCACGATTTAAACCACCTGGAGAGAACCATGGATCGTTAGTAAAGTCAGTACGAGCACATAGACCAGCAACATCACCATTTAGTGGAACATAACGGTATTTGTCGTTGTAACGATCGTATTGATATTTGTAACCAGAATCCATAACAGCGTATGAAGTGCTTGGAAGTGCATCACGGTAAGTAGTGATAGCAGTTGAAGCAGTAGAATCTACACCGATGATAACATCACCAGAAGTAGTATCTTGTGGAGAAATAAACACTACGCAGTCCTTACGAACTTCAGCAATGTTGTTAATAACATAAGATGCTACAGTAGTAGATGCTTTACCTACAGCAATTAGGCTAACATCATATTGTTCTGCATCGCTGAATAAAGAGAAACCATCTTGAATCTCAGAATCAGTTGCAGCATAATCATCAGTACCACCAGCTAGTGGTAATGTAATTGCAGCAGTCAGTGATTTATAGAATGGAGTGTTTGTATATGTTAATCCTGTTGGAGTACCAGTAGTAGTAACAATAGCAGAACCAGCAACAGTAGTTAAAGTAAAAGCAGTTACATTTGGTGAAGTACCAGTAACAGCAGAAACTTTATAAGTTGTGCCAGTTGTATAACCAGTAATAG